TGACCCGTCATCGGGTCAATGGTGGTCATCTGCATCTCGTCAATATCTGGGTCTGGGTAGGAAACCACAATCTTGACTTGCGCGTCAGGCTCTTGCATCACCATTTGCAGGGTCTGCTCATCCAAGCCGGTGTAATCGTCAATCTGGACTTTCTCGTCATCAGTCCAGTAAAACTTGGCAATGCCGCACTTCCTGACCAGCGCATCCTTAAAAATGGCATAAGTGGTCAAGAACCCGCTGTTGTCGTTTTGGAAAATGTAATTGACATAGTCGGTGGCCTGCTGCGCAGACTTCACATCCTCTGGGCCGCGAGGCACAAACTCGACCACATTCTCAGAAGAGAAAAACACCTTCATCAAGCTGGGCAGCATGGCGCTGACAGTGTCGCGCACCTCCATCGCCACCACCTTGCTGTTGCCCTCGACCTCGTTGCCAAACAGGTCGCCTCGGTAGTACTCAGTCCCCCGCGCACGGGTTGGCGACAGGTCGCTGTCCACATAGCTGATGGCATCCGTCAGGTCTTGCGTGATGATCGCTTGCAGTTCCGCATCGTCCATTTGATTCTGGGATGCAATGTCGGTAGATAAATTGTCGGTAATGTTTTCAATCATGGCTGTGCCTTTAGGTAAACCGCATTGCCTGAATTTTAGTCTTTAAACATCAAACCAAGCCTTTGCATATTCGGGACGATTCTCCATGAGCCACGGCAGCGCGTCCTCATGCAGTTTTTTGGCATCAAAGCCAATTGTGTTGCTGCCGATGTGGTGGACATAGCTGGCCGACACAAAATGTGAGTAGCCTTTTTCGATCAAATCCCTACAATGCACATCATCTGAGTACCAATTCAGAGGGGGAAACTTTGCCGTCTGAAATGCTTCGTCCGAGATCCACGCAAAGATCGGGCTGACTTCCTCGGCCATCTTGATATGAGCTTCACTCGGAAACTTGTAAAAATTCAGCTTCTCAGGTTTCTCAGTAACCCTCACATTTTGACAAGGCCGCGCCGCATCAGTCCTTGATGCCACCCAGCCGACTTTGACGCTGCGCATTGTCCGGACAATAGCCACATCCTCCATCAGCACCTTCATGCTGGTCGGCGTCAGCACAATGTCATCGTTGGCCACAATGCATGATGACCAATCCTTCATGGCCTCACCAATGATCTCGTTGTAGTCATCGCCAAAGTTTCTTGGCTGGCCATAGATCTTGAAGTCAACCTCAAAATTCTCAATGACCGACTCTGGGCCGCGCAGGTAGACCGGACACTCTGGCGCGTATTGCTTGATCGACTCCAGCAGCACGGCCAAGCCATGCCCCCTGACTGTGGCAATGACAATTGGACTGATCATTTCTTGGCCTTGTTTCTGGCGCTGATGGCCGCCGCCTTGCTTTTGGCATCGGCCTTGGAGCTTGCCCCCCATGCCTTCAGACTCAGCAGCAGCCTGGTCGGCTTGCCGTCTTTGTACTCAGGGCCATCGTTACCGGCCATGCGTGCCAAGAACGATGCCCGTCTCGGGTTGTCGCCGGTCTTGACGGGTGGCTTGATGTCTTGGCCGGCAGCTTTGAGGCTGGCTCGGCCCTTGGCATTCAAGCCGCCGGATGGGCTTTTGCCCTCCTTACGCTGCCAAGCTGGGGTCTTCATTTCTTCTTGACGGGCTTGGCAGTCTTGGCCGCTGCCTTAAAGTCGGCAGCGCTTGGTGCGCCTTTAGCCCCAGGCTTGCGCATCTTTTCTTTAGAACCGGCTGCGATACGCGCCTGTTTGGCGTTGATGTTTGCGTAGAGTCCAGCTTTCATTTTTTAGCTCCAATCTTAATTACCAGCATCGGCTTGTCTTCCATGTCATCACCCTCCATCGCGCTGTTCTCACCGCCCTCGTAGTCCTCGCTCTCATCCTCATCACTCTCGGCAACCCATGCATCGCAGGTGCGGCTGGCTGCGCACTTGAAGTCAAAGATCTCGCAGTAGCCGAGATCAGCCTTGTCAATAACTTCCTCGGCGTCACCCTCGCCGCCAATGCCCTTTTCAATGCAGTCGAGCATTGATTCCTCTTGATTGAATGCCGCGCAGTTACCGCACCGGCTCATCTTGGCATCCTCAATGTCCACCTCCCACTCGCCTGCCTTTTTCTTCCAAAAAGCAGTATTGGGCAGGTCGGGATTTTCAGGGCCGTAGTTGGCGCTGTTGATCGCCTTGGCCCTGTTTCGCAGATTGATGGTGATGTCTTGTGTGGCCGTAGGGCAGTTCTCACCAGCCTCATCGTCACCCATCAACTGGGTCATGGTTTCTTTAATCGTGGCCATTATTTTCTCGCCTTGTTCTTTGCCGTGCGCTGACCGCGCATTGGCAGCTTGGCAGTTGATAGCGCAATAGCCATCGCCTGCTGTGGACTCTTAACAGTCTTGCCGCTGGATGTCAGCTTGCCCGACTTGAACTCGCCCATCACCTTGCCGACCTTCTTCTGAGCCTTAGTCATCATTTTCATAAATCCCCCTGGTTGTGAATGTCCAATTATGCAGTTCTTGATAGGTTTCGGCGTAAGGGTTGACTCCACTTGCTGCTGGCCGCCGACCCGTACATTCCCGCCACGGCGTCACTTGCAAAGGTCAAAACAAAGGCATCAGCCTTGTCTGGTGACGGCAGACCCCGCTTTTTGATCTCATCCTTGCCCTCAATGGCAATTTTGCCATTGCTGGTGAAGGTGTAGCGTACTGTGGCCAACTCACTGATCAGCACATCATCCTTGGCCAGTTTGCAGTCCCGCGCCTCCAGCCACGCCTTGGCCTTGTACCAAAGCTCAGCCTTCAGATTCCTGTAAGTGCCGCCCATCGCTGGGCTTTCTGAGACATTGATCCCCCGCGCCGGCAGACCCAACTCCCGCAGCCGGTCAACCACCCCAGCGCCCAGACCGATGCTGTCCACTAGGATCTCCCTTGGCTGCTCACTCGGGGCAAGCGCATTGAACTCGGCCACCACCGCCCCCGTCAACTGCATCAAGTCCAGATTCTTCCAAGTGCGGATGCTCTCCGTCACCACATTGCCCTGCCGCTTGCACAGCGCCGACCTGTCACTTCCGAACCGCGCCACATCAAGCCCCCAGACCATCGGCGCTGTTTTGCTGGCCGCCACATCCCTGTGCAGCGCACTCTCCAGCAAGTCCATCGGGATGACAGTGTCATCGTCCCCTTTTGGAAACTCACCAATCACCCTGATCCGGTAGACATTGCTTTCTTCGCCATAGCGCTGCGCCATCTCTTTGACATACTCATCACTCACCCGTGGCGAGTCGGTGCATGCCACCTGAAAGGTTGTCCACTCGCCGGCCAGCCTTGTGTGAGTGTCGTAGAAAAACCCGCTGCTCCGCACCGGATTGCCCAGCAGCAGGGTGACAGCATTGTGGCCAGACATCGATCCAGCCGCCGCCTCGAACACCTGCTCCGGCACGCCGCTGGCCTCATCGGCCACCAGCATCACATACTCAGAGTGAATGCCCTGCAAAGCCTCGGGCTGCTCGGCCCGTGATGTCCTGGCACTGATAAACATCTCCGTGGGCGCAGCGTTGAACTCAATCCTTTCCTGCTTGACAGTCAGCAGGCTCTGCAATGGCACGGGCATCGCGTTGATCCAGCGCTTCAACTCCGCAAACATGGCGTCATAAAGCTGGCTGCTGGTCGGCGCGGTGACCACCACCTTGACAGGGCTGCGGGTCATAAAGTACCAGAGCATCGCCCATGAGCTTGCCGTAGATTTGCCCACCCCGTGGCCGCTTCGCACGCTGATCTTTCGATCCCCACGGGCAATCGCCCCCAAAAAACGCTCTTGCCACGGGTCTGGGTCTACGCCCAGCACCTCCTTGACAAACAGCACGGGGTCATTGTGGTATCGCTCAACCCACTCGGCAAAGACATTTTTTTTGATCATGTGGACTTAATCTTTGGCCCATAAGGCTTGTTCAAATTCTCCGCAGAGAATTTTTGTTCTGTGGTCTTGAATGTAAATGTCCAATCATCTGCAATCAACTCAAGCCGCTTGACTCCTGCGGCTACGCCAGCACCCCAAGAGAGAACAAACCAATCAGGTCTGTCGCTCCATACGCCACCAACATTTTGAATCAGCGTTTTGTCAGTCATGTGTTCTCCTGTGGTGGCGTGCAAGTATGAATCGTAATCAGATCAGCAGTGCGCTTGCCGCAGCGGGGGCAGAAGTTGCGCTCCTGTATGGGCAGGGGCGGGGTGGTGTACAGGGGCGTACTAAATTCTGTTGGCCGCACTTCTGTCTTGTGATAAAAGCGATTACATCCATGTTGGTCTACGCCGTGATACCACTCAGGCTCCTGCACCGACTGCTCTGGCTGTGCCAAAGCATCTTTAATCGCCCACCGAACATGCCTACGCTCGTGTGCATTTGTTTCAATGTATTCAAGGCACATCTTTAGTGCTTCTTCTTTGGTCATGTGTTCTTCTCCTTGAGTTTGGCTTCAATGCCTCTAAAAAATTCACGCCAAAAACTATCGGTCGGGTCTGATGCTTCCATTTTTTCAGCGCAATCTGCAATCTCCTCATCTGTCAGCCCTACCCATGTGCGCTGTGGTGGATGTGTATAAAACGAGCCAGCCATGTGCTCATGAAACTGCTCCCACGCCACAGCCTCTTTTGCTGGCTTTGGCTTACAGGCATCATTGAACCCTTCTGCATAGCCCAACGCATAGTCTCCCGATGTTGGCTGTACCGTCAATTCTTCAATGCGTTTTTCCAGCCTTTTGATTGTCATTTCGTGGTATCGAATGATGAGTTCATCTTCATCACACTCGTCCAAGGCTTCTTTGATGGCGGTGATGGCATCTCGGCATTGAACCACCTCATACAAGCCGCCCGAAATAGACGCATCCAGCACTTTTGGAGAATTATCTAAAACCCCCTCCAACGCCTCAAGCGCCAGCTTCAGTCCTTCGTCTTTAGTCATATCAATACCCCCACCGAACACGGAAACACACTAGCCAAAGGTGCAACACAAACTCATTGCCACTGGCTATGAACCCCACGGCAAAGCAGGGCCACTTGCGGGGCCAGAACTCAGTTATCAGGTGCAGTTTCTTGTTCATTCCAAGCCTCCTTCCATAACCCACTGCTCGGCTTTCTTGGTCATGAACAAGCCCTCGGCGCGGGTCATCTTTGACGACCTGACAATGAGCACGCCTGCGGAGTCGTAGCCCAGCACCAGCACGTCCGTAAGCTCCTTCATTAGGGCTGAGTTCAGCGCTTGCTCTGCTGTGTAGTTGACGCTGGCTGGCAGCGCGATGACGGTCATGTTGTTCATTCTTTTGTCTCCTGTGGAAAGTGGAACGACCCGAACTTCACAGCCGTGTCGCCATCTTTGACCAGCACCACCAGCGTAGCGGCGGTCAGGTCGCTGCCGTAGATGGAGCGCAGTGCGTCCCAGACCTTTTGCATTTCGTCTTGGGTCATGTGTTCCCCCTTGCTCGGATGGCGGCAGCGTTGCTGGCCAGATAGGTCTGCAACATCGAGCCGGGGTCACATGCCAGCGCATTATCGTGAACCAACTTCGCACACGCCTCACGCTCTGCTGCTGCGACAAGCTCGGCAAAGCGTTCAAGCCACGCCCTTGTTTCGTGGTCAAGACAATACGGCTCACTAAGGTTGGCTTTAGGGTCAGCCTCTCGCGCCATGCGGATGATGTCTTCTTGTGTCATGCGTTCTTCTCCCTCAAAGCCCGTTCCACAGCCTCCATGAACACCAGCCAGTCGGCAGACATGGCCCCGCACTCAAGCGCAATAGCCTCGCGCTCCCACTCGGTCAGGCCCACCCACTGCCGGTTTGAGGAATGCTCTTGAGGAATCTGAGGAATGGCTTGGGTAATGGCTTGGTGCTCAGGCAACACCTGTATCCGGTCAAACATTGCCTTACCCTTATCGTAGAAGTCGTGGTTTCTTCCTGTGATGTAGCTTTTTTTCATATCAATACCCCCATCGAATACGGAAACACACAAGGTACAGGTGCACTATGAACTCGTCACCACTGCTAAAAAACCCAATGGCAAAGCAGGGCCACTTGCGCGGCAAGAACTCAGTCTTCAGGTGTAGGCTTTTTTTCATATCAGCAAACTCCATATCCAAAGGCCCGTAAAGAACAGCAGCAGACAGACCACCATCAGCGCCACCAGCACAAAGCCAACAACAACACTGCCGATCACCTGCCAAGTTTCCGGCACTGGCTCAATATCCTGCGGCACTGCCGGATAAGCCTTGACCTTGCGCGTCTCTGGCTCAAGCCCTGCCGTGGTGAAGTGGCAGTCCATGCCGCATTCCGGTTGGCGTGGGCATTCACGATAACCCGTGTCGCACATCCTGGTCATGCTTGCCTCGCTTTCAGCATGGCGTCTGCCAGTGCATACGCTTGCGCGGCCACCTCATCCGTTGTGCTGCCTGATGACAGATTTTTGAACACAACCCCAGAGGTGATGAAAGATGCCGCAAAGTAGTCGCGCAGGGTCATGCCGTTGATGGCAGGCTGTTCAACGGGGATTGCTGTTGTAACTCTTCCTATGATCATGTCGCCACCTCCTCAGTGTTGGCCAAGTACGCCTTCAAGCGCTTCACCCGATTCTTGTTGTACGCCACCAGCGCAGTCGCATATTCGACCCCACTCTCGGCTTGCAGCAGCGCATGCTCGGCATGCAAGAGTTCATGCGCCACGGCCTGCGCTGGCGTGACAGTTTTCAGCATCAACCGCAATTCAGTCCACATATATTTCCACATTATCGTTTCTCCCTTTTAATAATTCGACCAATTGTCATATCACTAACTTCAAATCTCTTGGCTATCTCTGTTTTAGTTATTCCTTGATCGAATAACTTTAATACTCTGGCAATAGATATATTTATTCTAGGTCTGCCAGCACCCTTTCTTTTGCCGCCATGATTTAATGGCGTCATTTATATCTGTCCTCTTTAATCGCAATCTCAATTACTTCCTTCATGTCATCGCTGATTAACTCGAATATATCCGCGCCATTTACCCAGACCTCAACCAGATATACCTGTTCAGGGATAGCAGGCTCAATTACTACCCCTGCCTCTTTAATCTCCGGCTCTGCGGCCTCCCACTCGTACCAGCACTCCAGTGGCTGGCGGCACAATCCCGTAATGTGTTCATGCATCAATTTCATTCTGTCTCTCCTTGTAATGCCCTGCGGATTGCCTCATGCGAAACAATGACCCCGTGGCTGGTTTTTAAAATTGCCGATATGGCCCTAAACGAAATTCCTGTCGCACGCATCTCCTTGGCGTACTTCAGCGCCGCCTGCTCTTCCGGTTTTTCGACCAGGACTGCCGCCTGACCCGTGCCTTGGATGGCATACCCGAACTTTGCTGAACCGCCCAGATGGCCACCAGCCTTGCGCTTGGCGGCTTGCCCCTGCTTCTGGCGTTCCTTCAGCACTCTGCGCTCATGGCCGGCGAATGAGCAAAGGATCTCCAGCATCAACTGAGCGTAGATGTTGCTGGAGTCAGTGACATCCCCGTGGCCGTTGATGATCAGCTTGACGCCAAGCTCCTTGCACTTCTTGATCGACTGCAAGGCATCCAGCAAATCACGGCTGAACCGATCCAGCTTGGCCACGATCACAGTGTCGCCTTGCTGGAGGGTCACGCTGTTGGCGCTGAGTCTGGCAAAGAAAGGGTCAGCGCCAGAGACGCCACCATCCTCAATGAACTGGTCGATCACCAGGTTGTGGCTCATCGCGTTGCCCTCGATCTGGCGCTTTTGCTCCTGCATCGAGGTGTTGTCAACCTGCTCCGTGGTTGATACCCTCACATACCCGTAGACTGTCATTAGTTGCTCTCCCTGTTAATTTATTGACTCTGAGTGCAATTATGTAGCAGGTTGGCGGGTTGTCAAGGGGTTTTTAAAAAAAATTTTTTTTAGGGATGCAGGTTGGTAGGTGTTGAGTGCCGCATCAGCCGCCCCCGCCGAGGCGCGGGACGGGGGGGGGCGCGGCGCGGCGGCGGCCAGCCGGCGACCACCAGCCCCAGATTCCGAGGGCTAACCCTCGTCAATCGTGTCGTTGACAACCCCGTTTACGGGCGTGACACTTCGATGCCGCAATGCGTCCAGCGCCAAGCTGCCAAGGTCGATGTTTACCAGAGGCGCAGCCTTGTCGCTGTACTGGTCGTTTAGCTTGCCGGCCAGCCAGCGCCGGTTATCGGTGCGCAGCTTGGCAAGCTGCACCTCTTGGATGGTTGCGGCGTCTGCAATCTCGATAGTTTGTTCTGCTAAACTTTGCCCACCACGCGCACGCGCCTGCGCGTAGGCAGAGCGGCGCGTCTCGCCGCCTCTTTCAATCCATCTGTCGAATGTCGTAACCGCGACCCCCAATACCTTGCACAGCGCGGATGTCGTGCCGCCGTTTGCAATGTATTCGATGACGGCATCCTCACCCCCGAACTTGTGTACGGCTTTGTTGGCTACGCTGAGTTCAGCCTTTTTGCTTTGTGCTGCCGCAATGTTTGCAGCGCTTTGGTCGGCTATCTCAGCCAATGTGTCACGGCTCATGCCAAGTACTCCTCAATGATTTTGAAACCCTCATCGGCTGACCTGGCGATCACGCACAGGTAGCCCTCATCGTTCAATTGCTTTGCAATGCAATTTTGCTCCTTGCTGACAACCCCGACCCTTGTCTTCATCTCCACAAACAACCCGCCAAAGCCCTTGGATCGCTTCAGGACGCACAGATCCGGCATCCCTGCCAGTACCCCCTCGCCATGCAATCTCACGCGCTCTGACGCCGATCTGTCGCCCCCATTCGGTATTGCTGCAATCAGCACATCTGGATAGAAAGCCCTGACCCGCTGCACCAGCCGCACCTGTTCTTTGTGCTCAATGCTTTGTCTTTTGCGTTTTAGGTCAATTGCCACCATTCCGCAGATTCTACGGATTCGCTTGCACTTGCGGGAGTCTCATCGCTGAACATGTGGCAATGGTGTAATACTTTTTCTGGGATGCACAAGTTGTCGGTCTTTGTACAAAAGTCCTGACTGAACGAAACCTTGGCCCAGCCGTTCTTGACCAGCACTGCTTCAAACATCCATTGCCCAGGTCTTTCGTTGACCCTGCGGAACTTCTCAAACTCCTCTGCCTTGAAATTCCACTGCTGTATCCTCGACTCCAAGTTCGAGCAGTTTTTGCACAAAACTCGTTCCTCATCTGACCAGCATTTATCTCTTGAATAAGTTACCACTGTCAACCTCCTAAGTCGGGTGACCAAAGTCGAGAGACCCCCTTAAGGAAAAGTCTCCCGACCACTCGACTTGTCAAGCTCATCAAAAATCGGTGACTTTGCTGTGGATAACTTGGGGAAGAATCCCCAAGGTTATCCCCAAGCGCATCATTTTGTCGGGTGACCGGCCACCCGAGGTCCCTCCGAGGTCCCTCCGACCACCCGACTTGGTTGGAGCAATCATTTCAGCCTTCATGGCGGCCACCATTGCCCAGCAAATTCCACGCATTGTTCTCTGCATTTGGCGCGAATCTTCTTAGCACTGACAAGTTGACGGAGCGTTTGACATCGCTTTTTGATGCACCAGGCACGGCAGCATAGATCTCAGCCCAATCCAATTTGTAGGCATTCGGATGTAACCGGCAGTCCCTTGGAGCGTTTGATCCCTTGCGGATAACGACCCCTTCGGGATGCTCGTTCAGGATTGACTGCACAAATGCTGCCGCCGTGTCGCATTTGTCCATGATCCTGATGGACTTGTTTTCTTCAATGCGTTGCGCGGCCTCCTGCTTGCGGCTGGATTCGCTTGTCGGGTAAGGGATGACAGTGATGCACTGGACATCCTGCATGTTGCCGTGGCGGGTCAGGACAACTTCATTGTGAATGTGGGTCTGAAAGCTGATCTCGCGGTGGATCGGCTCGTAGCGGGTCTTGATGAGCCGCATGAATCGGTTCTTTTCCTCATCCATGAACAGGATGGCGGTCAGGGTTGCATCACCAGTAAAGGCACTTGCACCACGGGCCAGAGCACTGTCATCGTTGGTCTGTGCGGTCTTGGCGGTGTGGGTGATTATTTTTATCGGGGTATTTAGTTGAGTGTAAATAGTCTGCTTGATAGCGGCCATGTAACTGCCGACCTCAGAGTTATCATTCTCATTATCTATCTCTAAGGTTGCATTTGAAGTATCTATTATGAGAAATGGCCGTTCAGTAGTTGTGTGTCTGATTACATTCTCTGCTAAGAGTAATATCTCTGGCACTTTTGATCGTTTTGATTCAATGACGATAAACCACTTGGAGACTTCAATCGGATCGAGATTCCAGTATTTGACATAAGCATAAAGAGATTGCCTGACTTGGTTGGCATCCTCGGTGACATAAAGAATCTTTCTGCGGGATTCGGTTTTGAGTGGTGAGTCTGATAAGGTGAATCCAGCGGCGATAAGGCAGACACTTACCATTGCCGTGGTCTTGCCCACACCAGGCTGGCCGGCGGTGACCGAGAAACTATGGGCAAGGAATCCATCGATCAGGTATTCGACAGGGTAGAGCTTGGTCAGGTCGAGGGAGAGTTCTTTCCAGTACGGGGCTGGCAAGTCTGTGGGTGTTGGCTGGTCACTGGCGACTTGAGCCTGCTGCGCTTGGATAAAGTTGGAAAAATCCTCGACTGCCGACTTTCGGTCAGCGGCTTTTGATGGTGGAGCGTAGCCGCCCATCTTGGCATGGTGAAACAGCGTGCCGATGGAGACGCCCTTGCCTTGGTGGAAAGACTTCCAGTGTGTGTCGATGTCCTGCTCTGACTTGTACTTAAAGCCTTGACTGCTCCAGTTCGCCCAGAGTTCATGGCCTTGAGCGCCGAATGCCGTGTGCAGCGCTTGGCCGATCTCAATCCATGTCGTGTAATCTGAATCTGGGTTGATGAATTGCAGGGCTTGGGCTGCCTTGCTGTAGTCATCGGTGGAGGATGTGACCGGTGTATATACAAAACTGTCTGGCTTTGGCCGTGGCACTTCAGCCGGCTGATTGGAGTTGTCCTGCTCAATGACGCCCCACATCGTGAGCAAAGACAATAGATTGTCATGCACCTCGTTAGATAGCTTGCCGACCAGCTTTGAGCCGGACAGCAGCACCGACTTGCCTGGTGAGGTTGGCAGCCCGAACACCTCAATCTCTTGGCCGCCGCCCAGCTTGTACTTGGGCTTGATCTTGTCCAGATCCTCATCAGCCACAAACAGGAAGACATGCCGACCCCTGCCGGAGACGCTTACCTCCGTGAGTTGATCCTGCTGCTTGACCCACTCGGCCATGCGTTTGATGGCGATATTGGTTGCACCTGTGGAGTGCTTCATGTCCACATCGAGGCAGACAAGGTATGCGCCACTGGACATGGATGGGGTCTGCATCACGATGCCCAGATAGTTGCCGGCCGGCGCGGCATCCATCGCTTGCACCTCTGATGCGCTGTAAAGCTGGTCGGGTGTAGTGTCACGCGCTACACCTTGGCCACTTTTTTTGTAGGGGATCTTCTTGCCATCGGCTGTGGTGGCAAAGGTGCAGAACACTGCACTCGGATGCTGCTCGATCAGCTTGACAGCAATGGCTTTTGAGTTGGTGAACTCAGTGGCCGTTGCTTTTGGTAAAATACTCATGTTGTTGATCTCGCGGTTGACGACAAGTTGTTCTCCTTCTAGCTGGAGGCTAGTTACCCCTGATGGTTCACGCCGTCAGGGGTTTTTCTTTG